GACGAGGAGGGCGACGATACCAATAGCGACGGCACCGAGATGATGACGGCCAACGCCGGCGAGTTCCTGGAACTCGGGCCAGGCAAGACGCTCAACTTCACCGATCCGCGCTTCCCGACTACCACGCACAAAGAGTTTACGCAGACCATGCTGCGCAACGTCGCGACGGGGCTGCTGGTGAGCTATCCGTCGCTCGGCAACGACCTGGAGGGCGTCAACTTCTCGTCGATCCGTGCGGGATTGCTGGAAGAGCGCGACTGCTGGCGCGTCATCCAGCGCTGGTTCATCGATCATTTCTGTGCGCCGATCTTCCAGGCCTGGCTCGATATGGCGCTGCTGACGGTGCTTTCCGACATCACGTTGACGCCGGAGCAGCGCAGCCAGTTTGAATGGCGTCCGCGCGGCTGGGCGTGGGTTGATCCGCAGAAGGATGCGAATGCGACGGTCCTGCGTTTGGGCAATTTTCTGGACACCTATACCGACGCCCTCGGCGAAAACGGTATGGACTTCGAAGAGACGGCGGACCGCCGCGCCTACGAGCAGAAGTACATAGAGGACCTCCAGGAGCGCTTCGGTCTCAAGAATCCGGTTGTTGTCGGCACGGATCTCGCCGGCGACCAGGGCGGCAAGGGCGTCGCCGCCGACGACGAGGCGGCGGCCGCGGAGGTGGCGGGCGCGAAGAACGGCGCGGAGAGCGACGGCAAGAGCGGCACCGGCTCGAAAGGAAAGGGCAAATGAACGAAGGACGGAAAACACTTAACCCTCTTGACCTCGCGCGCGCGGCCTACCAAGGCTATTGCGAAAGCACAGGCGGCGTCTCTCTCATCTCGGGCTCCAAACTCCCCCCATTCGAAGAGCTTGCTGGTCCTATCCAGGCAGCATGGGTGGACGCCGCCAGCAAGGTTGCATGCATCGCGCTCAATCATGCCAGGGAAATAATCGCGGCTAGTGGGCCGAGTAGCACGAATAGCTGATTTGACACGTTTTCGCCCTCGCCGCGATAACCCTGTCGCGATGTCCGAGCACCCACTGACCACGATGTACTCCGGAGTCCTGCGCGAAATCTCCGCCGCCGAGGCCACCAACCTCGACGAGCGCGGTGTTCCGAAGCACCTCGGACGCCTGGAGCGGAAGGTCCAGCTCTCCGGCTACGACAAGGACACCAACACCGTCACGATGGCGGTGAGCTCGTCGACGCCGGTGCAACGGTATTACGGCACTGAGATTCTGTCGCACGAAGCCGGCGCGATCAACCTCGATCGCCTGAAGGACGGCATCCCGCTGCTGTTCAACCACAATTACGACGCACACCTGGGCCGCTCCACCAGTTACAAGACGGGCGATCCGCTGCACGTCACGTTCCGCCTCGGCACCAACCCGCTGGCGATCGAGAAGGCCGGCGACTTTGAAAGCGGCATCCTGGTCGACGCATCGATCGGCTACACGGTCGAGGAGTGGGAGATCGTCGAGAACGCCAAAACCGGCGAACGCACCTACACCGCGACGAAGTGGACGCTGCTCGAAACCTCCGCCGTAACCGTTCCCGCCGATCCCAGCGTCGGCGTCGGCCGCTCGTCCGATCCCGCTCCCAACATCCGCTCGTTCAGCAGGACCGAAGAGCGTGCCGACGAAGTTCCCGTAGAAGCCGCTGAACCTGCCGCCGCTGACGCGACGCGCTCTCTCACTCCCCCGGCCGAAGAGGCCCCAACCGAAGAAACACCCACTCCCGAAGCACAAAGGACAATCACCATGGAAACTACCGCAACCGTTGACCATGCCGCAGTCGAAGCCACCCGCGTCGCGGGCCTGACGGCTCTGCGGACACAATATCCCCAGCAATTCAGCGAGCCAGCCCTGCGCGCAGCCATCGCCCTGGATACTCCACTGAGCGATGCCAAGCGCATCATCGGCGACAAAATCATCGCGGCCTCCGAGCGCGACAACGTGCCGACGATTGCCGAGGAGCTTTTCAGCGGCATGAGCGAGAGTGAGCGCGGCCGCTACTCCCTTCGCGATGCCTACGCATTTGCGTGCAACCAGCGCAACCCCGGCATGATCCCCAATGTCGATCCGAAGAGCTTTGAAGTCGAAGTCTCCAACGAACTGCGCAAGATCGCCGGGAAGCGTGAAATCTCGGGCCTGGGGGGTGGACTCATCATCCCGAGCGCCAGCACGCGGTTCGCATCGCGCCAGGAGCGCACCATCGCCTTCGGTGGCAACGCCGGTACCTACACCGGCTTCACCACGGTCGAGGCGGATCCCATCGAGCTGCTTCGCTCGAAGGTCTACATCATGGCGCTGGGCGCGCGGTTTATGACCGGGCTCCAGGGCAAGATCCAGATGCCGCGGCAGAGCGCAGCCGCCAGCAGCAACTGGGAGCTGGAAGGCAACGCGGGGTCGAACTCCGATCCGGCGCTCGACGACATCACGATGCAGCCGAACCGGCTCACCATCCAGAACAGCTACTACCGCGACTTCCTCGCACAATCGCGGCTGGCTGTCGATGGCTGGCTTGCGGACGACCGTGACGCTGTTCTCGCGCGTGCGCTGAACGGGGCGTCTATCGCCGGTTCGGGCACGGCTCCCGTTCCGACCGGCCTGCTCAACCGCAGTGGTCTCGCGGCTGTGCTCTCCGGCACCACTCGCGCGACCAACGGCACCGTCACAGCGGGCCTGGGCGGCGTTCCGCTGACCTACGTCGACGTGAACGCGATGGAATCCACGATCGCCACCGCGAATGGCGACATCGGCACGATGCGCTGGCTCGGAACTCCGAAGGTCCGTGCGGCTTCGCGCAGCATCCCGAAGACGCCCGGAACGGCCACGGACTTCATCATGCCCGATTCCGTCGTCGGCGCCAACGGCCTCCAGACCGCCTTCCTGGGTTACCAGGGAATCTTCACATCGGACCCGGTGTTGACCGGCTTTACGGCGAACAGCATTACCGGTTGCCATGCGCTGATCCTCGGCGTGTGGGACCAGATGCTGATCGGCGACTGGGGCTTGTCGGAGCTCGTCGTCGACAACGTCACCGGCGCGGCCTCGGCGAAGGTCATCATCACCGAGCATGCGTTCTACGACTGCAACGTTCGTCACCTGCCTTCGTTCTGCGTTTGCGAATCGATCCTGCCCAGCTAAGTTCCTAAACCGAAGGGGACGGGCGCAACAATCCCGTCCCCGCAAACTTCTGAAGACCTTTCGCTCGAGGAGAGCCAAATATGTCGAAACTCATCACTCTCGCCACTCTTTCCGCCGGCTATGAGGCGCGCTATCCGTCCTCCGGCGTCCTCGAATCGGTCAGCGCCGCCGCCGGCAAGGGCAACGGCAAGCTCGCCGCCGTCGAGGCAGCCGCGTTCCGTCCGTTCGCCGCTGTCGGTGGAACCAAGGTCATCAAGGCCACCGAACACTTCAAGGTCGCCGGGCAGGTCATCACCGCCGGCAACCTGGTCGAAGTCTCTGAGCGCGACGCCGCACGCATCATCGGCTACGGCCGCGCCGTCGAGGCCACTCCCGCGGAGATCGCGGCTGCCAAGGAAGACGCCTAAGCCGTGACCGGCGAGCGCGATCTGCGGGCGTTCTGCAGGCCTCCGATGGGGGTCTGCGTCACGTTCAATGGCGTGTCCGCCTATCCGGACGGCGAGCCGGTGCGCGGGCTGTTCGATCGGCCGATGCAGTTCAAGCTCCAGGGCGAAGGCATCGGCGGCGCGCAGGTTGCGCTTCCGGAGCTGCGGTTGCCGTTCAACGCTTTCGATCCAATGCCCGATGTCGGCGACGCAGTCACGGTCGACGGCGCCGGGTACACCGTTTATCCACCTACCGCCGAGGACGATGGCGCGTTCGTCTGCTACGAGCTGAAGGCCGCATGAACAGCATCCAGAGCCAGATCCTCGACGCGGTTGTCGCCACACTCGGCGGCGAGGCGGCTTCTGTGTATCGCTGCCGGTTCACGCCGTTCTCGGCCGCGGAGCTGGTGATCGGCGCCGACAACGTGCTGCCCGACGACGAGCAGCCCGAGCTGGGGACGACGGACGATACGGACCTACGGCACCGGTTCTTTATCCGCCACACGTTCCAGGCGAAGGACCAGGTCGATATCGCCGTCGACGCCCGCTATGTGCGCGCGTACAAACTTCTTCTCGCCGACCAGACGCTCGGCGGCCTGGTGCGGTGGACGCAATACGTCGGCCGCAAATGGGAGTTCGAAAAGGGCGAGCTGGATACCGCCGCGCTCGTCGTCACCTATGAAGTTCAGTTCAGCACCAACCGGAGCGATCCCAGCACGCCCGGACTTTGAGAGGAGTCACCATGAAAGCCAAGATTCTCGATTTCAACGCCCTCGCCGCATTCGCGCTCACCGCCGCGACCACGATCAACCTGCAGGCCAACGCCGAAGGCGAACAGCGCGAGGTAACCGGCGAAGAAATACTGGCGTCGGTTCTCGCTTGCGGCGGCACGGCCACGGACGTCGAGTACGACGACGAAGGCAAGATCGTCGCGCTGAAGGCGACAGGCTCGCGCCCGATCTTAGACGACGAGGACGAAGGCGACGAGCGCGGCGAGGTCCTCTCTTCGGTCGAGGCCTCGGCGCTGCCAAAAAAGTTAACGGGTGACCTGGCGCAGACCAGCGTCGGCACGGACCTGACGATCACCGGCTCGACCACTACCGGCAGCGCCGTCATCACCAGCCCGTCGAGCACGACCGGGATCG